TTTTATTTCATAAAATTTTACTCACGTAAAGTAAGAATGGCTGGTCGATTAAACCTTGCTATCACGGGTATCCAGGACCAATGGCTTACTGGGGAACCCGAGTTTTCGTATTTCCTGATGAATTTTAAACGTCATACTAAGTTTTCAATTGAATCTATCGAAACACCTTTTGATGGTGATGTTGATTACGATGCAACTGTAGAGTGTCGTATACCCAAAAACAAAGGGGATCTTATCCGAAGTATGATGCTTAAATTTACTTTACCTAAACCAACAACACCTGATAAATCATTTACGGTGACTGCTTCTGATGGTGTATACTTTATAGATGGTGTTCAACAGGCAACATTGACTTTATACGAAGGTACGACGTATACCTTCAACAATTTAAGTCACGTAGATGGTCATCCGTTTAGGTTTTCCACAACGGCTTCACCCAGTTATTCCGATTACACAACTGGTGTTACCGATCCGAGTACATCTACTGTTACATTTGTCGTACCAGTGGGTGCACCATCAACTTTATACTATTACTGTGCTTCACACACCGGTATGGGTGGTCAGATAAACGTGAAAACGCTTCGATACCGCGAATCTATAGGTGCACAATTAATAGAATACGCTGATCTCATTATTGGTGGTCAAACCATAGAGAGAATAACGGGTGATTATATTTACATGTATGATCAGATACACAGTAATAAAGATGATATTGATCAAACCCTCTATTTCCTAACGGGACACGGTAATTACATAGACGTGACGTACGATTGGGATTATAGTGTATTCTTACCCTTTTATTTCTTTAGAAACCCGAGTTTAGCTATACCTGTGTGTGCTTTAACAAAACAACTCGTCGAAGTACGTATAAAGTTTAAAAAACTCGCAGACGTCACATTATCATACATGAGAACAGGTGGTAGTGTATCTGATCCACCGTCGAGTGTTTTGTCTTCTATTAAAAAGGTTTCACTTGTAACAGATTTCTTTTTTATTACTGAAGATGAAAAGAATTTCTTACTTACACGCCCAATAGAATACGTTATAACTCAACTCCAATTGTCTCAATTCAAGTTTAAAGCGGGTGAATCTAAAAAATCTGGTATGCTTAATTTTAAAAACCCGGTCAAGGAAATGTTTTTTATGGCTGTTAGTGATGACGTATACAAATACGAACCAATAAAACAAGTTACCATGAAATTTAATAATAACATAATCATAGATGCCGATAATTTAATGCTCAGTTACGAACAACCATTAAAGTATTATACGGGTGTAACGAGTAATAACTTTGGTGTCTATAGTTTCTCGTTGAAACCGGAAACGTATTACCCTACCGGTCAAGTCAATATGAGTAGAATAGCCCACAATTTGATAGATATTGAACTTGATTCACCAGACGCGAGTTTCGCACACAAAGTTTACGTATACGCTGTAAACTATAACGTTTTACGTATAAGTAGCGGTCTCGGGGGTTTAAAATTTTAGTTAGTTATACTAGTAATGGCTGGTCGTGTTCAATTAGAAACATCTGGTCCACAGGACGCTTTTTTTACAGACGACCCCGAATATACATATTTCATAAAGAATTTTCAAAAACATACGAACTTTGCACCATTCTTTGTCGATTTAGATGTTGAAGGTGAAGTAGAATTTGGAAACACTATTCGGTGTACAATACCACAAAACCAAGGTGATCTTCTCAAAACCGTAAGTTTGAAAGTTGAATTGGGTGCTATAGATCAAAGTCTTAAGAGTTATATAACAAATGGAACAGGTATAGGGTATAATGAATCAATAGGTCACCACATGATTGAACATGTGGAATTATTAATAGGTGGTAAAATTATTCAAAGACTTACGAGTGATTTTATACACATTTATTCTGAACAATACATAACACAAACAAAGCAACACAACCTAGATAAACTTATTGGTAAACCACCTTTAGAACTTTCTGGATCTGAGGCCATGTCATCTACTTTGGGTCATTATCTCGGTAATGCTACATCCGATACAAAGTATTTCATCGATATACCCTTTTATTTTTATAATAACCCTGAACTTGCTATACCACTCTGTGCTATAACAGATCAGGAAATTGAAATTGTTATAAAACTTCGTGACGTTGATCAATGTATTCATGCAACAAGAACCGGAGTTGCTCATGAAAATTACATACATTATACCGGTTTAAAACCTAAAAACTTGATAAAAAGTTTAAAAATAAACGTTGAAATGGTTTCCTTAGACGAAGAAGAAAAACAGATGTTATTGGGTAAAAAAATAGATTATATCATTACACAAGTTCAGGAAAGTACAAAACAAATTCCACAAAGTCCTAATATCGATCCAGTTGTTGTAAAACATAAACTTAATTTTAAAAACCCAATTAAGGAACTTTACTTTATAATACAGGAAATTAGAAATAGTGCAATTAGTTCACACTTCGTAACTCCTCTTAATTATGATCACGCGGCTCAGATATTGGATAGTGAATATATAAGCCATGAACATTTACGAAACCTTGAAATTGAATTGGACGATTCTACTATTTTAAACAAACAAACCGGCAACGTTATAAATTTACGAGCAGTTCAAAGTGGTATACATCATTCAAGAACACAATTATTCAAGCGATTCTATTCATATAGTTTTGCACTTGAACCGGAAAGGTGGTATCCAACAGGTCAAAGAAATTTTAGTTTAATTAAAGAACAAATATTAACATTAACCCTGAATAGCCAGGAAGATCGTAAAAGAGAACTTAGAGTTTTAGGCCTAAGTTATAATATACTCCGTATAGAAAACGGATTTGCTAAAACACTGTTTAATTTATAATGAATCAACAAGAAAAAGACGCAACCACTAACTTAATTGAGCAAGTCCAGGACTCTGCTATTAACATTATTCAACCCGTACTCGAAAGAACTATGGTTCTCGCAGCTGAATACGCAAAAGCATGTGGTCGAGATATGGTACTCGGTGAAGATTTGGAATATGCCATGAAATATTGTGCCATGAACGAAGTTGGTAAGAAAATGGGAACACATTTCCCGGAAATATATGAAGAATCTTCAGATGAAGACGATATCGAAATTGAAGATGAAGAAATTCCTTTTACGCGATACACAGGACGTGAATATAAGTTTGTTAAAATGAATATGGCATACGATAATTGGGGTGCATGGGAACCAAAAAATCCGTCAGAATTAATGTTAAAAAATGCTATAGATAGTAATGAACACATCGGAACCAACGGGGTACGTGACGACTTCTGAATATTTTAGATTACGTGATGATGATACAGATTCTGATTCCGATACAGAAACAGATTCGGAATCCGATTCGGGTACAGTACCTATAAATATAGGTATGTTAAAAGGGTATTTAAACCCAAAATATTATAAAGAAATTTTAGTCGAAGAAGATTTACTCCCCGATTAAAATCTCAGGATACTATATATAAAAAATGTCTACTGCTGCTGAAACTGTTACGCTCGTCGCTCGTGAACTCGAGTCCCAATCCCTCAACGCCGTTGTCGCCGGCTTCTCCTTCGCCGCCGCCCTCTCGTGGATGGACTTGGTGAGATGGTTGGTTAACCAAGTTGTTAAGGTTAACAAAAACGGTGGTATGAATTACACGCTTACTGCATTGTTTACGACGCTCTTGTCCATCTTGGTCTACGTCGGTATCTCCCGTGTCTCTACACGTGTGCAAAAGCCAACCCAACCAATCTTCGCGGTTACTCGATAAGTTTAGGCTTACGCATAACCAATAATAAAAATAAACCGGTTGCGACTACCATAAATATAGATATAAACGCATCCCATCTACGCGGATCCTCTAGCTCGGGGATACTCATAGGTGGTGGAAGAGAAAAGTCTCGTTCCACTTTAGCAATATTCTCAAGTTTATCAGTAGAACACGTCACTGCGAGTTTAAGTATATGATTCGCATTTCTAAAATCATATGGTATTAATCGATTATTACTACTGTAATAAAACTGAACACGTAAACTTGATATCGTTTTTTGTGATCCAGAATCAAAATTGTGTTCAACAGTATCGTCAACACCCGAAAAGTTAATCACGTCACCACATAGAAGTATACGTCCTGTATAAAAGGGGGTTTCAGAAAATACGGTTTTGTTAAATTCGTCTAAACCACTACTCAATTTAACTATAATTGCATCGGCACCCTGTAAATTAATACTCCCAGTTTCTAATGAACTCGAAGTTGATGATACATTTGAAGCAGGTAAACCTAAAACATCGTGTGGCGTGGTGTACCCAATTGTACCAGATGTATAACCATTCGTACCAGTATAAAACAAAAATGTAAAATCATTCGACCCTGTAAACGTTATAGCATTTGTATCTTTGTCAAAAGTTGCACCTGTAATTATGTTACAGTTGGCATTAATCGCCGCGGCTAATTCTTCTCCACTATAGTTTCCAATTGGTATAGTTACCGTTTGAGTACTATTACCGTTTGTCAAAACATCAAATTGATTGTTCCTGGAGTGTATGAGGTATTGACTATTATGAATACGCGCTGATATAAGTGATATTTTAGTCACGTCGTAAATAGGGTTTTTTAAGTGGACAACATAATCACTTGGATTTGAATATAAAACTGGGTCTCGTTCACCACTGTCTATATCTAAGGTGTGTACCTTCATTAAAATATAGGAGCATTATTTTAATGAGTGTAAATCTCATAATTTTTAATTATTTAAGAAAGACTATGAACTAATGGGTTACTTGCAAGTTGTTGTCTCGCCGTATCCAAACTCATATTTGTAGCGTTTGGATTTTCGTGTCCCTTATAAGCATTGAATTTATGATAATCGTTATTTCTATATTGTTGTGTCCAAGCACCATTCGCGGCATTTACTCGACCATCAATTCTCGTTGTATCGGAACGAACACTCGTGACCATACCCCCTTGGTTAAGTGCATCGGCACGAACGTTCATTCGACCTGGACCCGCAGTTCTATTTGGTTTACCACGTCTATCGTCTGGCCTGAAACCATATTTCATAAGTTCTTCGGCAGTGTGTGTCGAGCCATATGTCCTCTTTTCACCGATCTTAGTTGCTGGAGTATTTAAGTATCCACCTATAAAACTTGATATACCTGGAGCTGGTTGATTATTGTACTGATATTGTTCTATAGCACCATCGGCTTTGTTTCGTGTTGGTTCCTGGGCACGTGTAAGTGCAGAAACAGTTCTCTTTGCAGATGCAAAGTTTAATGTATCAGTCCTCGAACCCGTTTCGGATCTATTTGTTGTTCTCTTTGTACGTTCGTGTTCCGCTCTTGGTGTTCTACCAGTCATACCCTGTGCTCTGCCTGCAACTGGGGGGAGACGACCATGTAAAAACGCCGTCTTTTCTGGTCTATTATGTGCAACTTCACCGACAATACCACGTCTACCACCCTTAGCATCAAATGCTGGACCTGACCTACCAGGTAAAGTCGTTAAGCGATACGCACCAACATTCTCTGGATTAACACGGAACAATTGTTGATGACCCCCAAATGCGGGAACTTCTGGTCCAACACCCAAACCTGGACCAACAAGTTGTTTTTCAACTGGTGATAAGTTGTTCATTCGCCCCGCGTCATACATACGATTTCTCATAGACAAGACTTCGCCACCCGAAGAACGTTGTTGTGGTGCAATTTCAGCAAATGAACTCATTTCTTGTTTAGATATATAATTTGGTTCTATAAGTGGTGATATTGGACCCGAATATTCCGTTTGTGAAGCGACTTCCATGTTGGAAAAGTCCGATACAACTTCCGCTTCTTCTATAGTATTACCTTCTACTGTGTATTTTTCGTCTGGTTGACTCAATTTTCTACCGGCATAAACTAAACCGGCTATAGCCATTATAGATATAGGATCAGCCATTCTTATTTCTTAGCGAGATTTTTATTGAGGTATCTTTGCTGAAATAATCCATTTTGCATTTCGGCTCTGGTACTCAATGGTTCGTAGGTTTGTGTTCTAAGTGGTAACTTACACTCGACATTTTGGAGTGGATGAAAGTTTCTTTCATACGTTTTTGCCAAAACTTTATTGAAACGAGATGTGCTTTGTGGTCTGAGTTGATCCGATGTATCGATATATTGTGCTGGCGAACCTTTACCCGCCATGTATGGTGCAGTACCATATAACATAGTGTTTGGTCTATGTGATGTATAGTTAAGGGTACTGGGCTGAGGATATACAAAAACTTCTTCGGTCGCGCAAACAGCGGGAACCGCATGATCTTGAACCACTTTCATTCCTGGTTGGAGTTGATACGCCATTTATTATTACAAAAGATTTTGTTTATGGAAATCGAGTATCTACTACTTTATTAATAAATTGTTTAAAATTAAGGTCCTAACCCCGAACCTCTATGCATACCACTTCTCTTATCACCATTTGGATCAAGTCCCGCGAACGCCTCGAGTTGAACCCCTCTCGCGTCTGGGTTACACAATCTCGGGTCTTGACGACACGTATTATCTCTTTTTCCATGGATAAATTCGTAATATGGTGTACCACCTATAGATGTATCTGGCATACTTACAAATTGTCTCGATAGTGCGTTTCTTTGATATTCGGGCATAGATGAACGCGAACGAGATGGTCCATATTTGATGTCACCTGTAAGAAAATTGTTTACTGGGGTTTTTACGGTTGGGTAATGACACGACTGGGGTCTGTCTGGTCTATCTACATAATCCGACATGAGAACATTTCCCATAGGATTGTCTTTTGTTGGCATGGAACATTCTTTACCTACATTATTGTATACATTTGTTGGTCGTATAACACCTTCTTTCACCATATTAGATTTTTCCATTATATAAAGAACACCGAGTGCGGTTGCACCTAAAACGAATATACGTGCATCACGGCGTATGAGGTATATTAAACACGTTGCATAAATGATAAAACGAGCAGTCGCGTTAACACGGTCTGCTGAAGATTGTGTCTTTGACGGCCAAAATTCGTGAACTTTGTCTACTCGAACCAATTGTTTTGGATCTTCAAACCAAGATGTCATTTATATATAGTGAGTTTATTTTTTCATCATACCACCCAACATACTCTGCATGGTTTTCATCAACGCGGCTTCATCGAGTTCACTTCCATCTTCACCCATTTTATCTGCACACTGTTTTGCAACTGTCTCAATCATGGAAAGTGTGTCTTCTGGGATCGAACTAATGGTTGTACCGAGCATGTAGAGCGTCTGAACATATTGCCAAATTGCACCTTTTGTATTCTCGGAAGCAGTTCCCCAATGTTTTTCGAGGTTTACACCTTTCATAAAATCTAAATTCTTAGATTCTTCAATAAAAAATGATTCGTCTTTGGACGAAATCTTATCGGCATACGGGGTAACACCCTGCATAAACCCGTCTACAACTAAACGTGGGTTTGAAGCTTTCATTAAATCGAAAGCCGATAAACACTTTTTCAAGCCTTTTTCTTCTGGAAATGTCTTGTGTAATTCCACAAGAAATTGACCCATCATATCATTGAATGCGGTCACGGAAGTCATATTATACTGTAAATATGTATATTATCTTTAAGTCAGAAAATTAAAATGGTTCCGTTGATATGGTCTCTTTCTTACCTAGTCCGTTAGTAACAATAAAAAATACTAAAATTGCTATAAGTGCAGCTGGTTTCGTGTACGCACTTACGGGAAGCTTACCTTCGTTGTTAATCTTTGCTTTAAAGTGTATGTATCCTGCGGTTATAAAACCGGCGATAATTCCGGCCCACGCGGGGTCTCTTAAATAGTCTTCGAACTCCATTTAATAGTAGCCAACTTTTTTTGCACGGGTTTCGGATGCGTCTGGAAACAAAACTCCTTCATCTTCTTCTTCTGGTTGCTGTGGCTGTGGCTGCTGTGGCTGCTGTGGCTGCTGTGGCTGCTTCGTATCAATAGTTCGAAATTCGTTTTCAAATGGTGAAGTTTGTTCCGGTTCCATTACCTGTTCCATTGGAGGTTCCATTGGAGGTTCCATTGGAGGTTCGGCATCGAATGGCTCTTCTGACGTTTCCTCTTCATACCCATCGATCAGGTCGGGGTCTTCAGAGTCACCAACTTCAGCTTCACCAACATCCAAATCCTGACCTTCCTGTGTTTGAGACATATACGTTTGTAAAATCTGTTGTACGGGTATGAGTTCTTTTACGGATGTTTCGATACATATACAAAAACGCTCGTATAATTTATCGTTTCTTGTATGTTCGTTTTGCGTTTCATGATAAATGTATGGGTCTCTATACAAATCCTTGGCGGCGTTGTTATAACACGTTTGAATGAAAACTTCATTCGTTGGAAGTTTCAATGAAATTTTCTTATTATCTTTATTCAATCGAACCGCGGATAAAATTTTAACACAACTTACAAAAACAGCAGCTAACAGATCGTTAAACCACGCACACCTATTAGATATATTATCCGTGTGTTGTTTTGACATGGCATCACTCCAATTTGGAACCTCTTTCAGAAGTTTTTGGTACATGACAAGAACTTTTCGACCTTTTGTAAGTTTGTATGCTTCCTCATACATGGTTTCAAACGTTTCGATCATAACTGGACACATAAGTAAACATAATTGACCTATGTATTCACGTTTTGCCTCGACGAGTATATTTAAAGGGTCACTCATATTTGTAGTATATTTACATATTTAAACTTCAAGTCTCACGCATCAATTATTTTCCCCTGTATTTATTTGCTGCTTTTTTAAGGTTTACGAGTGTAGGAAAATCCTCTGTATCTTCTGGATGTTCATGGTGTTCATTTTTTCGTGATTTTTTATTTGGTTTCCATGAAATACATAATTCGTATTCGCCTATAATCTGGACCGTAAATCCACCTATTTCAAATTGTCGTTTTATATACTGTAGCGCTTTTGCCCTGTTAAAATGGGGATACCCCATGACAAAAGAAGGTATTTGACAAAACAAATATTTATGGCCTAAATCTACCGACTGACGTATCTTCTTTGAAATCTGTTCGTAAATTTTAGTATACGTTTCCTTTTTCAAATGATTCCTCTTTTCAGTTATACGTGATATTTCATCAATACTGATCATTATAATTATTTTAGAGTTTTAAATGTTAATTTTACCGTACATGGTTTGTGGATCCGATATAGCCTTATCTATTATTTTTGTATTTTTAACCATATCGAGTTCACTCCGTCTAACTTCTGAATAATCTTCAAATTCTTTACCCTTTATCGATTTCTGGTAAATACTTGGATCCGATGGTGGATTAATGTCTATAGGTTGTGTTCTCACATTTAGTACAGTTGCACGACCATCAATAATTCGTAAATCGGATGTCACCGAAAATCCTACGGCAAACCCCTTATGTTTCACCGACATGAACATACATCTGTATATTTCCTGATTACTTTTCTTATTTATATACTTTTTTACCGATAATGTTTCGATAATATACGTACAAAGACCAGTTTTTTTAGAAACTTCTTTATTTGTTGCGAGAACCATTTCTTGCATGAGATCATTGGATACTTCAATTTCTTCACCTGATTCTTCGTAATCAGATAAATCCATTTCAGTATCTTTCAATAAAACGGAATTCATTGGTTTAGTGTATCCAGAAAGTCCGAATTGTTCCGTAAACATTTCCGTCCTGGACATGGTCATGAGTACAATGAGTATTAATAATATTAATAGTATAGTATTCATTATTTAATATTAATAATTATTTTTATTTATCTTTAAAAAGTTTGTCACTTTTTGTGATTAGTAAAAGAAAAATTTATTTTTGAATTTCAACATCCTTCTCAAGGAGATACTTTGTATAAAATAAAAAAAAGTTTTTTTGGGTAATCGCAAAAAGTGACAAACTTTTTGTTTTTTTCCTGTATCTTACGTGTATAAAAAAATATGTAAAAATGTGTTTTTTTCGATAAAAAAAAGTAAACTCTATTTTAAGATATGTCCCTTCTAATTTATAGTCCACAGTGTAATCATAGTTTGGATATAATTGACTATATTAATAAACATCCACAACTCAAACAAATTGTTAATTATCATAACATTAACAAATTGGGTATACCACCACAATATAGAAATAAAATTACACGTGTTCCAACCATGCTTACAAAAAACGGTAAACTTTTAGTCGGGAATGAAATACGAAATTGGTTAGAATCACTTTTACCGGTACAGGAATTAGAGTCGTGTAACTTTGGTGGTTGTTCAACAACATCTTTAGAAGGGGAGGGTTCAGGAGACTTATTTGGTTTAGATGACTATGGTAGAACTTTACAGCCGGCTATGACACCCGAACTTGAAGATAAGATTAATCAAAGTGTATCAGATGCATATAACAAGAATATAAAGAATTAAATCTATATTTTTTCAGATATGAAATTGGCAACAATTCAGGCGAGTGCCATAAAATCAACATTTGAAGTACTCAAAGATATACTAAACGATGTAAATATATACTTTAAACCCGATGGTATATACATCGTAACTCTCGACACAGCACGTACATCGTTAGTAGATATGTATCTCTCATCAGATAATTTCGAAGAATATACATGTGAAACCGATATAATTGCGGGTATAAATGTCGCGAATACATTTAAACTTCTTAAATCGATAACAAATAATGATGTTCTCGTAATGAGTATAAATTGTAAAGAGTTTATGAATATTGAAATTCATAATGAATCAAAGAAAACGTGTACTAAGTTTGCTTTGAAATTACTCGATATAAATGAAAACCAAATTGAAGTACCAGATATGACCATGACCACGATTACACCAATGGCCTCCATGGATTTTCAAAGAATATGTAGAGATATGCATAATATTGGTAATATTATAGAGATAACTAGGGAAGGTACAAATCTTAAACTACAGTGTATGGGAGATTTTGCGAACCAGGAAACGAATATTGAATGTACGGAAGAGAGTCCCAAAATTTCGGGTGAATATTCACTTCGATACATGAATATATTTACAAAAGCGACGAGTATGTGTTCTACAGTACAAATTATGCAAGAAGAACAAAATAGGTTTTTGATATTAAAATATAACGTTGCTAATCTGGGTGAGTTGAAATTTTACTTGGCAACTAGGGTACCCGAAGATCAGTGATATACCCATCGACGGTACTTACAATTTTAGTCGTACCAATTGCACTTTTTAATTTTATTTTTGGAAAATCATTTTCAAGCGCGTCTATGTCATAATATAACATATCCCTTATTTTAACTTTCTCGTTATGAAAATCTTTACGTGGTCCCGCGTACCGTTTAATCTTGTTTAAAATATCCTTAACTGGTTTATCATCCGAATCGAGCAAAACAGCTGAAACGATTGGTATGTTAAATACAACCCCACTTTTACGTGGTGGTGGCCATGGGTGATCCATATCGTACGTCAAATATTTATACATCGTGTTATTGTACCAATATTTAACACGAACCACAGTTTTCGTAACATTCTCGGGAATTGTAGTCTCTTTATAATCTGAATAGTTTAATGTTTTGAAAACACTTTCGGTCTCGTCATCCCATTCGTTACGCTCTTCGTACCAAAATTCATCAAGTTCTTCCGGTAACGGTGTTTTTGTAGTATCTAAAAAATATTCCATAGATGTATCCGCAATTCTATAGTCTGTGGTGGAAAATACCGATTGTAATGTTGAATACACCCATAAAATAACGTTAGTTAAAAGATTACCGAGCATTATATTTAATTATTATGGAAGGTAATTTTTTAAGTAGATATACCAATAAAGTAGAAACATGGGAAAAGTCTATTCGAGACGACCCCATTAATAAATCGAAATATGAATATGAAATGTCACAATATATAATCCAGTGTATGCCGTATCTGGAATTATATACAGATGAACTTAAAAAAGAAGTAAGTACCGATAACGTTTTCAACTGTAAAGAAACATCAGGACTACAGAGGAAAGATATATTTAATGATTACCTAATAGACGTAGAAAAGTTAAATAATATAGATAGACCTATAGAAAAGAAACGTGAAGTGTGTCCCACATGTCCAGAAAGTAACGTGTTTCATTTTGCGGATACAAGTGACCTCGTTTGTGATAATTGTGGTGCGATTTTAGCAACACTTATCAGTGAAGAATTAACATATAGAGAAGAACAGGAAACGTCGGAAAAGATAGTCAATTATTCGTATAAACGTGAAAATCATTTTAATGAATGGTTATCTCAGTTTCAAGCGCAAGAGACGACAACTATACCACCCGAGGTAATAGAACAACTACGTAACGAACTCAAAAAAATAAAAGTAAAAGATTTAGATGAAATTACACACGCACGCGTTCGTACACTCTTGAAAAAACTGAAACTCAATAAGTTCTATGAACACGTACCGTATATAACCAATATCATAAGCGGGGTAAAACCACCGTCCATGCCACAGGAACTCGAAGAACGTCTGCGTATAATGTTCAAGGATATCCAAAAACCGTTCGATGATAACTGTCCACCAGAAAGAAAAAACTTTTTGAGTTATTCGTATGTACTCTATAAATTTTGTGAACTTTTAAGTGAAGATAAATATCTTAAATATTTTCCACTTTTGAAATCAAAGGAAAAGTTATACCAACAGGACGTTATATGGAAAAAGATATGTGAGGTCCTTCATTGGGAATATATACCAACGATTTAAAATCTAAATATATACTAAAATGGCATTCCCAGTACGTAACAATAAATCTAAAAAATTGCAAAAGGAAACGGATAATAAGTTCCCAAACTCCCCAAAACCAAAATCTAAATCGAAATCTAAGGCGAGAATGAACCCTTTGAGAAGAGGTGTTGTATACAATAGTTTGAGTAACATGCTCAAAAACTTTGCGAACAAAAAGCGAAACACACCCGAAGTTTTCCAAAACATTAACGACAAGCTTAAAAGATAAAGCTTTAGTATAGCTAATGAACAACGATCCATATTACAATTTCTGTTTAGAAGAAATCAGGTTCTACACAGAAAAGATAAGTGAAATTATAAAAGAGGGGCTTAAAGACCCTAAAAAGTATTACGAAGAATCCAAAAGCGAATGGAAAAAGATCTACCAAATGATTCCAGTTATGTACATGATGAATCAGATGGAACATCCAGAGTCACATACCTAACTTCTAATTCGGTATTTAGTGTAGGTGGAAAATTGATCAGGTAGGCTTCCGGTAGACCGGTAAGTTTGAGGTAATTTTGCGCTTGTGTAACCATGACATCATTCACGGTTTTAACCGATTTGAGTTCGAGTACAGTTTTATTATTTAAAATTAAATCGGCGCGAAGATTCCCTATTGTATGTTCTTCAAATACGATTGGAACTATTCTTTCCGTTTCGTACCTCACTCCGTTTTTTCTTAAAACGACTTCAAGGGCGTTGTGATAGATCCTTTCCGAAAAGCCTGGACCAAGTACTTTATATACGTGTTCTGCGTATTGGTGTATCATCTACTCATTCTTCAGTTATTGTTTCTAACCTCTTTTTACTTTATCGTAATACCTTTGCTTTGCTTCTTCTTTTAATTTTTCCCTGTTCTTTTCTCTATACTTTAAATTTGTTAATTGACGTGGTGTTAATTCAGCCGGATCTTTATTTTCTACACGGGGAATTGTTAATACTTTCGTCAATCGGTAATAATACCCCTCGGGAGGTTTGGGAAGAGTTACCGTATCCATTATTTAATTATAAATATTTTTATTTTTTTAAATAAAAAACTCAGGCCAGTCTTTTTTCGCGATAATTAAAATCTTGTGTAATAATATATGGACGCTGGGTTTTATAAAATAAAATATCACTGGTATTGCCCATGTGATAAACGTGCAGATAATTGTAACAATTCCGTCTGTAAAAGTATAGGTATAGAAAATGATATAAAGGTCGGGACATGTTTGTGTATACATGGTAGACGACGATCTCAATGTAAGGAATGCGGAGGCTCTTGCATTTGCGAACACGGACGAAGACGATCTCGATGTAAGGAATGCAGAGGCTCTTCGGTTTGTGAACACGATAGAATACGATCTCAATGTAAGGAATGCGGGGGCTCTTCGTATTGTCATCACGGTCGATTACGAACTACATGCAGAGAATGCGGGGGGAAAGGTATATGTCAACATGGGAAACGAAAGTGGTATTGTAAACTATGTGAGGGCTCTCAAATTTGTATTCATGGTAGACGACGAGATACATGTAAAGAGTGTAAAGGATCTCAAATTTGTATTCACGGTAGAATACGAGAACGATGCAAAGAATGCAACGGTTCACAAATTTGCAAACATAATAAACAACGAAACCATTGTAAAATATGCGATCCACAGGGATACATATCGTCTTTACGTAGAAAACGACGAAAAAAGGTACTAAAATCAAAAAAGAATTCACATACACTCGATGATCTCGGTATGACCTTTGGTGAATGGGTACAATATTTGAATACGACGTTTGAAAATCGATACGGACGTAGTATTCAAGACGATGACGACGTTCATATAGACGAAATAATCCCGTGTTCGGCGTGGGAACTACCCGACGAAAATAAATACTGTTGGCACTACCTAAATTCGCAATTTCTCTTAGCCGAGGATAATTTATCGAAACATGCTCAGTATAAACAAGATGATAAACGTAACATGATTCAAAAGATAGATTTATTCTTCAGCGATTGTTTCTAAACCCCTTTTTTCATCCTCGGTTTCTTTTTTACCTTTAAAATCTCTTATAAGTTCTGTATACTGTTTATTATATCTTATAAGAGCTTCAGATAATTTCATCATAATTTTACCCATTTTATCGAAATGTCCAATTTCCATTGATATGGAAATATGTTCTTGATATTTTCTAGAAATATCTTCAATCATATCCATGAATTCGTTTGAAAAGTGTATACCTTCCTGTATATACTTTTTTACATCTTCACCCATTTTTATATATATATTATTATACCATTATTTTTAAATAGGAAATATAGAGTATAAAAATAAAAAGTTTGTCACTTTTAGTGATTAGTAAAAAGAAAAATTATATTTGAAATCGAACATCCTTCTCAAGGAGATACTTTGTATAAAATAAAAAAAAGTTTTTCTTGGTAATCACAAAAAGTGACAAACATTTTAAAATATTTACCTATATAAAATGTGGATGCTCTTGTGTCGACCCATTACAATACCAGTAACTAAAGTTTCTGACCAAACTATGATCAGTACTGATAAGTGTCGAATCGTAACAGTATCCCCTACCGATAATCAAAGTAGGTACGTTATTGATATAGTTGATGATGCACCCGAAATTCTTATAAAACCAGATAAGGAATAAATGTAAGTATATATAAATGCCGTCAACACCTTTCGTCAATAGTAGTATACGGTCAACTATACCTAACCCGTGTGAGGGTATTCAACAGATACTCATTAAGGTAATATACGAAAACGATCGTGGGCGGGGTCCCGTTCAAAGTATAGAAGCATACGCGTCCCCTATATTTTCTTTCAATTATAACGCATCGTACCTTAACCGTAACGATACGTTACCGACACCCGAGGATGGTAGTATCCGACCAATATCAATGTTTAATTATAATAAGGGATTGTGGAGTGATACACAAAACGTACTCGTCATTAAAGATTATATTTTTAGACACGACTCCGTTTGGTCACCTACGACGTATTATACGCGATTACGGGATTTCTTAACACACATTCGCGAAATATACAATTACGACGGGGCGATTACGGGAACGGATTGGTTATGTCGACCACCGTTATTACCAGAACCTACGTATGATAGAGATGTAACATTACGAAATGTTTCAAGAATTGTTATGGAACTTATAGATAAAAACTCGGAAAATTTACCCGAAGGTGATTATTTGAAGATGTGTGATGAACTTAAAAGGATACGTGATTTATAGAATATACATATGACTACATATAACCAAAAACCGTGTGAATTTAAATACAAAATCGACTCGTGTTCGAAAGTCGTTGATGGTGATACCGTCGACGTTCTTATCGATTTGGGGTTCGATGTACTCATTCGCCAACGCGTGAGATTGCTTGGTATCGATACCGAAGAATCGCGAACGCGTGATACGGTCGAAAAGATCTATGGGAAACATGCGAAGAAGAAGATCTTGAACTGGGTGACGAAAGCGGTTGAATCCGATAAGGACGATTGTGAAATTGAATTGCGGTGCCAAGAACGCGACTCTGTCGGTAAGTATGGACGCGCACTCGGTGAATTGTGGGTATTTGAAGATGGTATCTGGACGAACGTGAATAAATGGATGTGTGATAATGGGTATGCGGTTCCTTACGTCGGACAAAATAAGGATGATGTTAAGGAACAACACATGGTGAATAGACGCTTGTTAGCGGATAGGGGTGAACTTGTTATCAAGGACAATTAGTTAAAAACAGTATTCAATAAAAGAAGAGGATATGACGTCGACGAATGAATATTATAACGTCATTATAAACCCAGGTGTGTTTTTATGTAATTAAATAAATATGTTATATTTTTAGATGATACTATTTGTGATATTATTATTATATGTTTATAGAGTTATACAAGATACTAATAGTAAAAGACATTTGGATGACAATTTCTTTTTTGCACATTTCAGTAAGATTAATAACAAAAACTTTTTTGTGTATCCAGAATTATTATTGACATCACCGAAACACTTCATTCTGAATGAAGGTGAATCTCTTTACATACCACCCAAGTGGTGGCATTGGATCAGAAGTGAAAAGTCTATAGCCATCAATTTTTGGTGCTTAGATGAATGTACTATTTTAAATGAACCACATATATTGCGTGATAAATTCGTTAACAAGGATTTGATTGTAGACAAAATTTCCAATTACAATAATTATGTGATGGTTTGGAATTGTTCTAATGATAAAATGATTCCGGGTAAAATGAATATAAATAGGGATAATAACTATGTCATAACGTTACCAGGGTATGCAGGGTATGGGAATACTAAAGAGAAATTGAATATTTCTCTACTTGACCATGTAAAAAAAAATATCGTGAAACCAAAATACTTCAAAGATAAGGATGTTGATATTAATCTATGGATCGCAAATGGTAAACATGATACGGGTCTACACTACGACGACAAAGCTGGAATATTATCAGTCCTAAAGGGTAAAAAGTATATAACCCTCTACCCTCCCCATAATTCGTCGTATCTTCACCCATATGAAGTAGTTCCAGATTGGGCAAAAACAAAACCCTATAAAGTTGAATATAATGTATTCCACTTTGATAGAGAATTAAAAAATGCTTTACCTTCCTCAAGGCTTTTATATGAATCATTGTATGGTGCAAAGTATAGGAGTGATATAGTACAGAAATTAAGTACATTTCCAGATAGAAGTGTATGGGGTTGTAAGAAGCAAGGTGATCATATGAGATGGGAAGTGTACCAGTATCAATATGACATCAAAGATTCTTCAAAGATGTCCCCATTACTCAAAGATAAAGGTATCGTCATCACATCTACGGATGTATACGACACGTCAAATGTCATAGGAGATGAAGATCACATCTACACTTGCGACAATGGAAATATGGGTTTGCCATTTTTTGGTCACGGATACAAAAATAAAGATGAACCGGAAAGTATTTTTGTTTTAGATAACAAACAACGGTTCAAAGAAAAATTTGGAGACTACATGAAAAAAATAGGTTTTGGTAAAAACGTTGACAAGTTTCATTCTTATTTAGATGATTACTCTGCAAAAGATCTTTGTATTTTCAATAAGTTCAAAGATCAAATATTCATTATGTATTTCGGATTAAAAGTTGAAGATTTTTTATGGTTTCTCATAAAGTTTAGATATGACACACATTTGATACAGCATGTATTGACGAATATGCATATGTACAAGGATATATGTCATGAAATTGCTATAGTGTACGATATAAAAACGGGTGAACCAATTCGTTCCGGATTCTATGGTATCATAATGAGTTGATTATATTTCACATAACAGTACATGTTCTATATAATTAAATTAGTTCGATTATTTTAAAAAAAATATTTTTAAGCAAAAGATTTGGTAGTTCCCTCTTCCTTTCGTTTCTCTCTACACGCATCATTCTTTTCTTTCTTAGCCTCCGCTTTACCTGGGTTGGCTTTTGCCTTATTCGCCTGTTTAATCTTTTTCTTTTCGGAATCAGTGAGTTTATCTTTCATCGTTTTGTCAATCGCCATCTTTTATAAGATACATTAATTAAAATATATACTACTATTAAATGTCTGCACCCACAGGAGATGATACCACTGTTCTTTTAGCATTACTTGTATTAGTTGTGTGTTGTTGCTGCTCATCGAGTTCTTTTTTAGTTACAGGTGGTCTACTACTTACTAAAAAAGAAGAGGACGGTGACGACGAAGACGGTGACGACGAAGACGACGACGTATTACCAGATGATTTTGATTGGCGTTGTTACCAAGATAGGTACGTAGATTTAATTGATAAAAATAAATCGGAAGTAGAACAACATTATTTAGATACGGGTAAATCCGAATCACGTACATATATGTGTGATGATATAACATACGGTTTGCCTCAGCCAAACTTGGGTCATAATTGGAAAGATGTAGGCGTGTCTAGTTACGATGAGTGTAGAGAATACGCTAAGAATAAAGGACACACTGCGTTTGGAATGCAAACGCGACATCACGAATGGTATCCAGATAAAATAGGTGATTTTAAGGGTAAATATGGGTGTTGGAGTATAAAAGATTTTACCACACATGGACATACAGGTGAAGTATCAAATAGTTATAACGGTGATAAAACTGAAAATTGGCAAGATAAACATATTGCTGGGTGTGTCGATCCAACTAAAAAGTTTACCAATAAATGTCAATAAAAGTATCAGACTGTCTCACTTGGTGTCTCACACCCATCTTTAAGTTTTGCACCTTTTTCCGTACACCCAACGACATTTTTATCATCCGAAGTATCACCTTCGTATGATACACCGTCCGTATTAGGGTAAAAGAAACATATATTTTTTAGATTATCATCGTGCTTTTCCGTTCGGTGTCCCCACATTTTATACCCTATTTTAATTGCGTATAATCTACACTTTTCGAGGGTTCCACCTAATTCATTTCTATTAATATGTTCTACACTAGAATCCCACCCTTTTGTATAATCTATACCACTTTGTATTTCTGGTGAAATGTAGGTATCTAAAAGATACTTTTCAACTTTTTTCCGGTCTTTTTGTGATAAAGCTCGTCCGTACACGATAATTTCGTGAACGGCCCAATCACTCGATTGAGTTGTAGCGTAATCGCCCATATTTATAGTTATTTTACCGGGTTCGTCTCCAATATAACCGGTAGTACGTACATCGCCATTCGTAAAAAATTGGGTTTTATACGCCGTAGTTTGAATCCATGTTCTACCGGAACCGTGTACATTTTCTTGGGGCGTTACCCAACCTTTATCACCATAATACGCGAGTCCCGTTTTACCCGCGTGCCAACCAGCTAACCAGTTTTTACCTTTAGCATCAAATATACGTCTCTTATTTTCACCATTATACCGGGCGACCGTAAAAAGTGTCCAATTTGAACCACTAAAATCGAATGGTATTATTATACCATCTTCCGTACCCCCGTAAACGTACTTTCCTGATACCGGGTCCACTGCCATTTTTAACAAACCCTTTAAATTATCATCTTTTATGTCATTACCATTACCAGAAGCATCACGCCATTTTATACCATTTTCATCTAAAGATTGACCTGTATACCAACACTTAATACCATTAGGTAAAATTGTACCCGATACCGAAACGTCGACGTCTATTTTAGTTACACTATTTCCAGACTCGTCTGTAGTTGTGGTAGTATCACCATCACCGTAAACAAAAAGACCGGTGAGTGATCCTACTAATATAGATACGCAACATGCGAACATGAAGACAAGCATTAATATTTTTTGTGAACCACCTGCCATATTAACTTAAACTAACAAAAAAATTAGTAATGATATTTTCTAACCCATAAATTACATATCCACTTTTCACCCGAATTCACCTGTGTGCCACCGTGTAACGCTTTTTTAGTTATACATTCATAGTTGTTTAACGTATTAAAGAACAAAGCGTCACCCTTTTCTAATCGGTACGATTTGTTTATGTTTGGAAACACAGTTTCACCACCTTCATACTCGTCATTCAAGGCAATTATGAATGTGTACATGCGTTTATTTTTATCGTCGGGAAACGTATCTTGATGTGGTTTATAAAAACCACCTGGTTTATACCGCAGAATTTGTAAATCTTCACAATTATGTAAAGGTCGATCCGTCATAGAAACGCATTTACGTATAAGTTTATCAACAACTGGATCTTCGGATGCTTTTAGCCACGCTGTTTCACTCTTTCGGATAGATTCGTCTATATCACGACTTTTAGATACCGTCGATGTATGTAATTTTTTAGATGCAATATCTTGTATATGTTTACATTCATCTTCACTTAATACATTTTTTAATACTCTGGGTTTTTCATATATGGGTATGAAAAACCATATAATAAGTAAAAACGATACAAATAAGATAACTTTGTTCATTTTCTATTATACTGCAATAATATTATTCTTCAATAAATATTGAGGTGGGCACAAAAGTAAGTTTACTATTATATCTGTGTATCTTCCAAATATAGTATCGTAATGAATAATAAATGCTACAAACCAAAAGTAAAGTGAGACGAGGTAGTGTAATTTAGGCATACCAAATGTACTTTTAATTACACTTATTATTAAGTTTACATCTAAATACTTTTTATCGTGAATATTCGATTTATAAATGATAACTATGGATAAAAAATTAAATACGAGTTCCATATAATCGAAACCACCTTTTAGTACGTACCCTAATCGTAGAAGATCTACGTGTCTGGATATATAAACAAGTTTATACATGGTTTCGTTTCTATGTAAATGGTAAAATACACTCGCTACGCTACCAAAATTCTCTAGAATCATAAATGGAAAAAGTGATGTAATTGCCGAAGCTAATTCTATTATTTTCATTTATGATGTAAACGACTCTCTTCTTAAAGTGCCCGTAACAATATATAATAAGGTACCGAACAATTATACCTATTTCTTATTTTTGTTATGACTCTATTCGAATAATCAGCTAACGCGTGAACGGTACGCAATATCTCCTTCGTTTTAGTTGGATCGATCATCCATTGACGAAGTAAATCACCACACGTATCGGAAAACATTCCGTATATATTCCGTATATCCTCTAATTTACATTTATGTTTATCACGTCTTTGGAGTTCCTTCTTAAATTCGTCGTCGGATATAATTTTTATTAAATAGTCTACACGCAAACGTAGATTATCATCGTCACCAATACCGTCGTACCTATATATGATATCTCTATCCAATAGAGTAAGTTTATAACTCAGGTCTAATATATGTACATCCGCTTCGTTTGCTTCAAGTTCTGCGAACGTGGGACGTCCACCACATGGAATATCACCATGTTCCCTTGAACGTTTCTTGAATTCAAAGTAATGAGGGTTATGTACACGACCGGTTTCTATACGCCCCGAACGCCAATCAAATGCGGTATGACACTCGGTACACCACATTTGTGCACACCCATCTATTTTGTGTATCATTGTACCACATTTAGGACACGGTTTAGTATCTTTGTTTATGAGTTTCATAGTTTCAACCGTTTCGGGATTGCAAACGTGATCGGAATCGATAATAACTTCATTACAATGCTCACAAAACTGTTGTACACATAACCCACATTTCATATCTGTATCTAAAAAACCTCTACACTCTTCGTATGGACACTTACGTGTAAACTTTCCACTACTGTTTGTAGTAACATTTAATTCGAGTGAATTTACCTTTTCTACAATTTCCTCTATATCTCTACGCATTTTAGCTATAGCATCATCATATTCAATTGTCGAATTACGCATATTTATCGCTTCTCTACGCATATCTCTCAAAAGAAACATTTGATCTAAAAGTTCAAAATACCGTAATCTGAGACTTTTCATTTTTATTCTATATTCTGCGTATGGTTGTGTTTCTGGCATTCGCGCCATTTCACGTTCGTATAAAATCTGTTCCCGATGTTTTCTATATTCAACATTCCTAAAACGTTTTGTACAAAATGAATCTATGAATTCACGATCGTGTTCATGTTTACATTTCATACAATGTGGTTCTTCTGTAGTCGATAATAAATAGGTCTGGATACACGTTTTACACGCCTCGTAATCACAATGAGGACACGTAACTTTTTTACGTTGTGTTTTATTGTACTTATCACAACATACTGTGCACGTACTCATACTTATTATATAACGCGGGTTTTCTTTAATTATTTAATTTTAGTGGACCCTTATAATTTAAGAGTACGTTGCTTCAAAGTATGGATTTACGCATATATTTTTCCTTGACCCAATCTCTATCTTTTTTGAAAATTTTAGAAAGTTTTGGGTCTTTACGTTTGAACAAAATCATAAGTACATTCAGTCTTCTGAAAAGACCGAGCGGTGGTTCACCCGCGCGTACGACTTTGGCGAGTGCCCTGTGTCTCGCGAGTTCGGATTTTTCTCTCACATCGACGTACCCTTGTTTTGAAAGGTACCCTGTATCACTTATTGGAATTTTCATTTATTTAAACTTAGGATTTTTATCTAACTTCCCATCGTGGAACAAAACAGGATTATAAGGTGTTCCGTCGACGTAGTACACTTTCGTATACCATGACATTGAATTTGCATCCCATACTTGACGTCTTTTTAATCCACACTTATACTTTACACGGTTCTCCATATCTTCTCTACTTCCAGTAACTTTTCCCGTCTTGTTTCCCTTAACGATAGTTTTTGCTTTCTTTTCATCACTAATAGAACGCGCGTAGTTCATCAAAACTCTGTGCATGTTTTATTATTGATTATATTATTTCTTTTATATTACTTTTTATTTGCGTTACGCTTATCTATGGCGAGAGCACAGCTTGATAAACAAGCTAAACCTAAACACGGACCCATAACAACTGGTATAATACCAAAAAGTATACAGTTTATAATTGAACAAACCATTAAAGTTAATTGCTGAGACATTGTATATCTTTCATCATCGAATGGGCTCCAAGATGACATTTATACTAACCTGATATTTTTATTTTGTTTGGTACTTTGTTTGTTTATTTAATTGTGCAATTCGGGTTTTGACTGCCATTTCGGATATTCCCTCATTAATATTTTTCTTAAGTCTGTCTACATTTTTAGCCGCGCGACCTTTCATGGTATTATTCACCAATTTCTTGAGATTCGCCTTTTTATTTATTGGCGGAGGAGGTGGCTTTTTTGCTTTCATGTTTCTTTCCATGTTACCCTTGATTCTTTCAAATGCTTGATTTGCACCCATACCCGATGAACCAGTTAAAATTCCTTTTCTCCACTGTGTAAGATTTGCACTATTTATGTATTTCTTACGATCGGCTTTCGACATATTTGGGTACGTTGTAGAAATATACGTTGCGAGTTGTTTCTTAACTTCTTGACGTTTCTTTTTATTCGCCGCTTCGTCATAATTACCATTCAATTTTTCAGATTTGATTGTTTGCTCGATACCTGGTGCAACATTTCGGATTTGAACACTGTAATTTTTGAGTTGGTTCAATAATTTATTTTTAACTTTTTGGTTCATTTGTGTTTCCTTAACTTTCTTTGTAAGAGATGCGCGCATTTGTGTATTTTGCGCCGCCTTCTTTTTATTTTCAGCTTCCTTTTTCTTCTTTTCTTCGTCTTCCTTTTTCTTTTTTGCGAGTGCTTCTTCCTTCTTTTTTGCGATCATTTCTTCCTTCGCCTTTCGATTCGCTTCCTCTTTTTCCCTCGCTTTTCTCTCTTCTTCTTCCTTTTTCTTTCTTTGACTTGCAAGTTCCTTTGCTTTTGAAATAGCATTTTTCTTTACCGTATTAAATTTATCACCTTTTTCAAATCGTTTAAGAAACTCCATTTTATTTGTATTTGTCAAGTTTTTAGAGTTGTTTAGGATTTTACTCAAAAGTTTTTGTTTTTGTTCCTTTTCTTTTCTGTCCGCCTCTTCTTCCTTCGCTTTACGGTCTGCTTCTTCCTTTTCCTTTCTTTGTTTTGCAAGTTCTTTTGCTTTACCAATAGCATTGGACTTTATGGTATCAAAATTCTCACCCTTTTCGAATCGTTTAAGAAATGACATTTTATTTGTATTTGTCAGGTTTTTAGAGTTGTTTAAGATTTTACTCAAAAGTTTTTGTTTCTGTTCCTTTTCTTTTCTGATCGCCTCTTCTTCCTTCGCTTTACGGTTTGCCTCTTCCTTTTCCTTTCTTTGTTTTGAAAGTTCCTTTGCTTTACTAATAGCATTTTTCTTTATGGTATCAAAATTCTCACCCTTTTCGAATCGTTTAAGAAATGACATTTTATTTGTATTTGTCAGGTTTTTAGAGTTGTTTAAGATTTTACTCAAAAGTTTTTGTTTCTGTTCCTTTTCTTTT